GTGGCTAGAGGTTTTAGAACTAACACTATTGAACAACCTTTAGGGATGCACTGGTCTAAAGATGAAATGGTTGCCCATCATTTTGCTGGTTTAGGTCAACCACAAAGCTCCGTTATTTATGCCAAAGCAAAGCCATCTGACATCATAAAACCTGGTTCTAAAGAGCACAGGAGTGTTCAAGAAGAGCATGCAGTTCACGGGGAAGATAGCTCAGAACAAGAAGCAACTATTCGCCCAGGCTCTAAAGTATTAGTAACAGGCATCCACAAAACTAATGACAGAGGTAAAACCAGGCTTCGTACTTATAGAAATGGTAAGGTGATGAAGGCATGAACCCTAGCGAGAGCCAGTTTAATAACGTACTCGACTTGAATGCTAGCCGAGCAATTAAGAATATTACAGGCCAATCCATTCCTATTAAGTACGACCCATCCGCAGTCTCAAATTCAGAAGAAGCACATATGGATTCGGTGATTAGAGAATGAAAGATCCAGCACTAGGTCGTACACGCGCTCAAAGAGCTCTAGGTGAATTTGGACCTAAGAAAGAGGGCGATAAGAAGAATAAAGAGATGAAACAAAAGCGCTCTCGTCTAAATGAGTTTCGTGTAGTACATGTCGGTCAGTATGACGGCCCACGCGCCTCATATGGACGCTATAACGTATCAGAGCAATCTGCAGACATTCTTAATCGATCAAAACGTACAATGAACAAGGAGTACTAATGGCTAAAGATAGAGCCCACGATAAGCGCCGTGTTGCAAAAGTAGTTGCAGGCGGAACAATGCACACCGTATATGAAAAGGGTGGAGACGTTATTGTTGACCACGCTGGTAAGAATGACCCTAAGTGGGACAAAATTGACCTTACTAAGAAGGCTGGCGCTAAAACCGTAGAAGAGGGTGAGCAGGCAGTTAAAGACTGGCACCGTAAAGCATCACATAAACATGGAGATAAGTAAATGGCTAAATCACCCGCTTGGACTCGTAAAGAAGGACAAAATCCAAAAGGCGGATTAAACGCTAAAGGTAGAGCTTCTGCTGCCCGTGAGGGACATCATTTAAAGCCCCCTGTATCGGCTAAGGAGGCACGAAAGTCTCCAAAGGCTGCCTCACGCCGTAAATCATTTTGCGCTCGTATGGGAGGCATGCCAGGCCCTATGATTGGGGATAACGGCAAGCCAACTCGTAAAGCGCTTGCATTAAGAAAGTGGGATTGCTAATGGCTAAAGAAGTATGGGATACCCCAGATCCAAAGAAGAAGTCTAAGGCTTTAACGCCAAAGAAGAAGGCTGCAGCAAAGGCACGAGCTAAAGCTGCTGGTCGTCCTTATCCTAATCTTATTGATAATATGGCTGTGGCTAAGAAAAAAAAGAAAAATGGCTGAGCGTAACAAAAGCTTTTATCATGGAACTATTGAGCATATACCAGAAGGTTCTACAATTACTCCTCGCACTAAGAGTGGGTGGGCGTTTGCTACGACTGATTTAAATGGCGCTATATCTCATACCCAAACCAGAATAGGCACTGGTATGGGTAAAGGAGATCAAAGTCAAAGCGTTAACCACGGTAAAATATACGAAGTAGAGCCCATAGAGGGGGATGAAACTTTTTCAAAAGCAGATGACTCTGGAATATCAGGAGCAGTCGCTTCTAAAAAAGGATTTAAAGTAACACGGCAAATAGCTTCAGTATTAAAGGAGTCAGACAATGGCTGAAAAAAAGAAATTTGGTCCCTATAAGGGAAGCGAAGCTAATGGCGGCCGTCCTATCTATGTCTATAAGACAAAGGGTAAAGACGGTAAGTGGCATACCACTTCTAAAAATAAAGCTCGCGCTGACTATGAGGGAAAGAATGGTAAGTTACCTCGCAATGTAGATGTTGATCATAAAGACAACAATCACAGCAATGACAGCAAGGGTAACTTAAGAGCCCTAAAGCACGGCAAGAATACTGCTAAAGAAAATAAACGTCGTGCAGGTAAGAAAGAGAATGAGAAGTGATTAACCGCCAACAAGATGCTCAATCTAAGCGCCAAGAAGAGTTTGACTGGCAAGTGCATACTTCTAAGCAATCTCCAGAAGCGTTAAAGACTGCAGCGCCTGATATTGTAGAAGCGGTTAAGAACCAAGCAGCTTTTTCTGAACGACGTAAAAAATACCTAGGAGGTATGTAGTGAATACTGATGAGACACAATTTCCTAAAGCTATTCCTAGCCTTGTGGACATTCTAAATGCAGATAAGAAGCCTAAAGAAACAAGAACAGGCGTACCGAATTTAAAAGAGATTTTAGACGAGAATAAGTAATGAAATACTCTAAGCGCACTCGTTACCATGAACAATACCCTGCAAGAGGTTTTTGGGGTCCAAGCACAGCTACTATTAATCCTTCTTATTTAACTATTGGTGGAAGCGGTGTTGTTGGTAATTTTGGCGCTGAATCACCTATGTCAGAAAAAGGTGAATCTTCAATGTCAGAAGTTGGCGAGACTGCTGCACAAGAAAGCGCCGAAGGTGCTAGTATGAATTCAGGAAGCGGTGCTGCTGCAGGTGCAGCTCCAACAGCAGGCGGAAGCGGTGTAGCATGAAACGCGATAGTGACCAAGGTTTTCCAGACCCATTCACAACAATGACAAATGAAGACTGGGTTGAGTTTGATAAGCATGCAGAGGAAGAGCATAAAAAATTAGCCGCTTCAGGTAATGAGAAAAAGCCTTTCATTCCTACTGACGGTAAAGCCCCTTTCTAAGGAGTAATAGTGCCAACTACAGTTGCTCGTAGAGAACTTACGCTTCAAGACCGCTGCGATTCTTGCGGAGCTGCCGCCAGAGTTATCGCTACATTTATTAATGGTGAGCTCCTATTCTGTGGACACCATGCCCGTAAAGCGGGATCTGACTTAGTTAAAAAAGCCGTAGAGGTTTATGACCCTGAAGGCGAGTTCAACCTACTGCACTAAGGAGATAGTGTGGGTAAACCCCTAGACACTAACTATCGGTGCACTATATGTAGCAAAAAATGGGTGGTTCCGTCTTTAGCACGCTCGTGTGAAGAAAAACACCTAGAATCAGAACATGATAAATAAACGCTCTATTGACCTTGAAGCGGCATCCGCTATTGGAAATATTGTTAAAGGCTCTTTAAAGCGCGGTAAAGCCCCTGCTAAAAACAAGGGACGTCAGTTTGGCGCACCTACTAAAACAACTAAGCCTAAGGCTTCAGTAAATAAGACAGAGACTTCAAAGCCTGTTACAGAATCTGCTCCTAAGCCAGGAGCTATTTCTGAAAGAAAGCCTCGCTATACTCAGCCATCTCTTCCAGGAATGTCAATTGGAAAGATTAAAAAGTTAGATGAAAAATAACAAGTCTGTCATTAAGTCTGAAATAAAATCAGAGACAACCTCTCCTATTAAAGCTGCTATTAAAGTAGGGGCTTCACGTCAATTTAGAGAAGGTATCACTCGAGTAGGGGTAGTTAACCCAGTTATTAAAGGAAAAGACACACAGGCTAAACAGCAAAATCGCTGGACACCATGAACAGAAAAAAAGAATTTAAACAACCAAAAGCTCAACTAGCTACTATTCGTGATTCTCGTTTTGGACTACGACGCACATATCTAAGCCCACAAGAACGCCCAAGTATTGCAACCTATTCCACTCCTGGAAAAGGACCTAACGGAGAGCACCAAAACTAATCAAACAGGAAGTATCATAGATATACTTCCAATGAAAGGCTTGACATGGCAGCTACATATCCAAGTTCAGTAAAAACCTTTACTACCCACGTAAACGTAACCGAAATCATCGATGCAGGGCATCCAAATGCCATTCAAGATGAAGTAGTTGCTATTGAAAACACTTTAGGAGTTAGTCCCTCTCTTGCTACAGCGGCTTCTGCTTCTGGTTGGGCAAACACAGCAACTGACTATCTAACAGTAACCTCTCGCCTTGCTAATATTGAAAAAGGCGTTGTTGCAGATTCTCATACTCAATACCTTCGTAAAACTGGGGATAGCGCAAACGTAATTACGCCATCTTCTGCTTCTGTAAAAGGTCTTGTTATTCAAGCAACAAGCGGACAAAGCGCAAACCTTCAAGAGTGGAAAAACTCAGCAGGAACTACAGTTAGTTACGTTGATAACAACGGTAACTTCAACGGCTCTAACGTATCTTCTACTTCAGCTGGTCTTCAAGACATTTTTCTTTTTATGGGCGCCTAAAGATCAAATCCTCTCTGATTAAAGCCCGACATGTTTGGGTTTGATAGATAGACTTATAAGGTCCCAGGCGCATGGGACGTTAAACCCATCTATAGATAGGAAATCAAATGGCAGTCATTCGTGACTCGGGCTATAAGCAAGCCCCTTCAGGTAACGTAGCTGTTGACTTTGTTTGGGGCAATATGCCTATTCAAACAAACGACGACCGTTCTGGTACATCACCAGTTACCTACAATGCAACAGGCGGAACTACAGGTTCTGCTGGATCTGACATCGATACTGCTGTAGTAACAGCAGCTTCTGGTGACGGAACAACTATTACCTACACATCAGCTAATAACTTTCTTGCTGGTGAGCTAGTAACAGTTACTGGTCTATCAAGCACAGTAACTATCACAGGTATCACAGCAAACGCTGGCGTAGTAACTTATGCAACAGCTTCAACAACAGGCCTTTCAGCTGGCCAAACAATCGTTATCAGTGGCGCATCTGCTGCTGGATTTAACGGAAGCAAGACAATCTTGGCAGTTACAACTAACACCAACTTCACAGTAACTTCAGCATCTACAGGTTCAACCTCAACTGCTACAGGTACTTACACATCTGCATACAACAAGAGCTCTGTTGCAATTGCATCTGCAACCTCTTCAAACTTCACAGTTACAAGCTCTACCCAAGATCGTGCTGTATCAAGCGCTACAGGTAAGGCATCTGTTAACCTAGAAGTTATTCCAGGAATTGGTGCGGACTACGCATGGGGAACAACTACAGACTACTCTAGCTATACAATCGCTACTGCGGATATCACACAAGCAGTTGGCCAAGTAAGCCTAACAGTTCCTTCTGATAACCACGTTCGTGCTATCAATGGCTGGGACGCTTTCCCACAAAACACATCTAACGGTGGATTCAACACAGCAACAAAGCTATATGCAACAGTAACTGCTGTTTCATCTGACGGCACAACTGTTACATACACAGCTAACAACGCATTTACATCAGGACAGACTGTGACAATCACAGGTCTTTACAACTATGTATCAGCTGGTTCATCTCAACCAATTGGTACTCAGTACTACGCAAAGACCTACACAACTGCTTCAGCATTTAACTTGTCTGCTGTAACAATTGCTTCTGCAACTGCTACTCAGTTCACAGTTACAAATGCTACTACAGACTCTGCACTTACAGGTGTTGCAGGAAACGCAGTAGTGACAATTGCAGCATCCGCTTCAACAGCAACAGTTCCAACAGTCACTGGAAAGACTTACCGTGAGGCTGACCGCCTACTTGGAAATGCTGACTTTGGCACAGGAACAGTCACATACCGCACAACAGGAGCTACTGTAGACAATGCAGGAACAGTTTACAGCCAGAGCTTAACTGGAACTCAAACATTGGGTGCCTCAGTTAACTTGGTTCTATACAAGCTTCCAACTGGTGAAAACCCAGGAACTCAAGACGGAACATTCACATACGTATACTAATTACCAAATAAAGAAGCCCCCGAGTGATCGGGGGCTTTTTTATTACTCTTTAATACCAGCCGTGAGCCATATGAAAGGCCTGTGCTTGGCAAGCAGTTCCGTATCTAACTTTAATATAACGCAACCCATACTTAATCTGTAGTAGGGCGTTAGGTGTTTTTGTGACCTTATAGTTATCCCACGTGGAAGGCAAGAATTGGGCTATTCCAAAGGCCTTGGAGCTCATATTAAGGGCTTTAGGGTTAAAGTGGGACTCACTCTGCCATAGAGCTCTTAAACACTTCCATTCGGCCATTGGAACCCCTTTAGCGTACAACGTGAGGAACGCTAAGGATTCTGGGTCAAAGTATTTTGCGTACTTGCTATTTAAAGCCTCCTTGGCTTCAGTTTTAGTAGTAATCACGGTCAAGTACGTAAGCGCAACTTTTACTACTTTTTCTTTTGCTGCAGGTAGCGCTTGAGCTGGGGTGAACAATTGTCCAAAAACGATGAACCAGCTTGTCACTACTACTGCGACTTTCTTCAAATCAATTGCCATATTGATTCTGATATTAAGCATTGCTGCTCCTCTCAGTAAACAAAAAAGAACCATTACTGGTTCTCTCATACTCTATAAAACACCAGAGATACAGGCCATGTCAAGTTAAGAGGGTGTGTTTGAGGCAGAAATTTATGTATTTATGTGTAAAACTATACAAATCGTTCATTTTTGTGCAAATTCTCTGGACAACATTCGTGCATCTAGTCTAATCTACTATAAAGAACTGGATTCCTAATGGATTTAGCCACAGTCACTGCAACGATATCTTCCTCCCTTTTTATAGCAGGTGCCGTAACAGGTATCGCTAGATGGTATGTAAAGCAGCATTCAACAGAAGCTCTTAAAGAATACCTGGATGAGATTCGCCCAAGCTTAGAAGAGCTTCGCCCTAATCACGGCAGTTCAATTAACGACGCTATTAAACTGCAGATTCTTCCTATTGTCAAAGAGTTAAAAGAGGACGTAGGCGAAGTCAAGACAGATGTAAAGGAGTTACGCGTCAATCAAATTGAGATTGTTAAAGACCTTTCTAGATTAGAGGGAAGAGTTCAATCTCATATTGAAGAGCGCCAATAAGAGTATGTATAAGCCTAGACCAGGAGATTATGGGGTAGTTAAGACCAATGGCTTCTTTGGCTTTCTAATACGCTTAGGCACCTTCTCTCGTTGGAATCACTGCTTTATTTATATAGATAAAGACTTTATTATTGGTGCCGATCCTACTGGAGTAAAGCCAAGTCCAACAGCTAACTATAAAGATATTGCTTGGAACAAGCATGAGCGCCTAACTGAAAAACAAAGAGAAACTATTGTAAATGCTGCTGTAGACGCTATTGGTGAGCACTACGGGTTTTTTACTATAGCCCTTCTAACCTTTCGTATACTTGGGCTAAAGATACTGGCTAACCTGCCACTGCTAAAGAAGATTGCAGCTAAAGATGGATTTATATGCTCTGAACTAGTTCAAGCCTGTTACCTTAAAGCAGGAGTGACTTTGGTAGATAAACCCGACTACCTAGTAGTTCCAGGAGATTTGGCTGAGAGGCTTATTTACCAGTGACAGCAGGATTAGATATTGTAAACATTGCCCAAAAGCAAGTGGGTTTTGTTGAAGGCCCTAACAACGACAATATATACGGTGCTTGGTATGGCATAAATCATCAGCCTTATTGCGCCATGTTCGTTTCCTGGTGTTTTGCCCAAGCTAACGCTGCCCACCTTGTTGCAGCTCAAACACAAAAAGGTTTTTCTTACTGCCCAGATGGCCTAGCTTGGTTTCAAAAAAATAAACAAGTGGTAGGTAAATATGACGGTCTACCAGGAGATATAGTCTTTTACAGTTTTGCTGGCCATGGTCAACCTGACCATGTTGAGATTATTGTTGGTGCCTCTAAAGACGGCATAACAACTATTGGCGGTAATACTAGCCCTGACCATGCTCTAACTGCCTCTCAAGCAAACGGTAACGGTGTTTATCTAAGGCACAGACCATATCTATACGTAATGGCTATATGCCGTCCTAATTACTCTGGCAGTTCTACTCCTGCTAAATCCGTAGGAACAAATAAAACACTTGCAACAGGTGTTGCGGGTGCTACAGCCCTTACAGGTGGCGGAGCCGCTGTTCTCCACAATAACTCAGGCCCAACACAAACAAAGCCACCTACAGTAATTGTTGCTCCACCTTTTCCTGGAACATCTGCATTTAAAGCTGGCTATAAGAATCAAGCAGCCATGATTGTAGAGAGGGCTCTAGAAAAAGCTGGACTTCTACCAAGCCCACTAGTTACAGGGACCTTAAGCATTGAAGACTTGGCGCTAGTTCCTATTTACCAAAATAAGTTTAAGATTAAGGGAGCAAAAGGTTTAGATGCTGCAACTTACTCTTCTATGATTAAAGAGGCTGGTAAGTGAAGTACTTTCAAAAGATGTCTGACTGGGCATCTACTGCTTTTGGCTCCCCTTGGTTCTTAATCATACATATTATTTTCTGGTCTCTTTGGATGGTTTTTGCTATCTTTGACCCCTACCCATTTAATCTTCTAACCCTTACTGTTTCACTAGAGTCAATCTTGCTTTCTGGTCTACTTTTAAACGCAACTAACCGTTCAGGCAATGAAGACAGGCGTATTATTACTAAAGACCTTAAATTGGACCAAGAGACCCATAACCACATTGAAGAGGTTAGGCGCCATATAAAAGAGATTTTGGAGCATATACGTGGGAATAAAGCTTAACGTCACCAATCCAGTACACGTAGCTATTTCAGGTACAGCCGCTATGGGGACCTGGGCTGCTACGGGCTACTCTACTGACCCTAAGCATCTTGCTGCAGTTGCAGCCGCCGCTGTGGCAGGTGTAGCATCTCACAGTGAGGATTCGTCTAAACCAAACGTTCAGGCAGATTCTCATATCGTAACCCCATATGTTAACAATATAGAGGAGTAATAAATGAATGCAAAGACAAAGTCTCTTGTCGAGCACTATGTGTACGCAACTGCTGCTGCAGGCGTAGCAATCTGGCAAACAGGCAACCACGACCTTAAGAAGGTTGCATGGGCTGCTCTTGTTGGTGTTCTTGGTCCAGTCCTTAAGGGCGCTATTGACCACGCTTCAAAGCCAGCTAAGTAAGTATTAAAACACTAAGGGCGCTCTATTGGGCGCCCTTTTTGCTATACTAGGGCATTATCTAGGAGGACTTATGAAGTGCGATAATTGTTCTAACGAAGCGGCTTACACACATGCTGACCCAGGAGTTAACCCTGCTAACTATTGCACAAAGTGCCTCCCTCATTGGTTACATGACAGAGCTAACGCTGGTCACTTCCCTCTAATGGCACCTATTGCTAAAGAGGCAGAGGCTACTGTTGAAGCGGTTAAAGAAGAAGTAAACAAACTTGCAAAGAAGAAAACTTCTGTGAAGTCGACTGCTGTACCTACAACAGAGACGACTAAGAGTGAAGATAGTAAATAAAAGAGCTATTCAAGCTCATCCAGTTCCTGATCACGAAGTTATGACCTTGGGGCCTTTCCCACCAGAGGTTCTTCAAGACCCTGAAATTATCTATGACTACACTCCTGCTTTATCAGAGGATGGCGCAGACTTCTTGCCAGGCGCTACTGCTCAGAATAATTTTAAACCGCCTAAGTATTTAAGATGCAAAGTCTGTTTGGCAAGAGTATTAGAGACAGAGACTGAGCTTCACGTTTGTGAGGAATAATGGCTGGCAGACAAAGAGGGTATAGCTACTACCAACAGCGCCAAAAGCAAGCAGAGCGCGAAGGTGATATAAAAACTAACCTTGTATTTGGCATGGCTGACAAGACTAATTCAACCTATTTAGAGGATAAATATAAGAGCGTTGAAGATAAATATGGAATTGAGTTTGCCCAACCTGTTGAGCGTAGAGCCGCACCTACCACTAACGCAGCAAGGCCTAGGGCTTTAAATCTGGCTTACATGAAGGATACTGAGACTCTTCTAGTCCAGTTTAGAGATAAGACCATTTGCGAATACTCTAATATCCCTATTGAAATCTGGCAGGACTTAAAGGTTACCGACTCTACTGGTAAGTATATGAAGGACTCTGGGCTAGATTCTGCTGGGTACAGGAAAGTAGGCAAGAATCAGTTCCCTCAGGAAATTAGTGTACTATTTGACTGATGAAATCATACGGACCACTATACGGCGGAAAACTACAGTATTGGCATAGAGACCTATTGCCTATTGTAGAGATCGGCACTACCCAAGAGACAGAGTCTCCTTACAGATTAGGTAAGTGTCTAGTACTCCGCATTCCTTTTACTCACCCAGGCTTTTACTTTGGTTTATGGTTTAAAAAGCCTAATATAGATTTAGATGATGAAGACTCAATCGATGCACTTCTATACCGAGCAATGAAAGGCAGAGACGCCTGGAGACCACAAGATGGATTATTTGATGAAGCTTTTTTCCAAGAATAAAAAGCCGTGGGACAAACCTTTCTCTGAAAAGGTGGCTAAACGAGTATCTAGACTGCAAACAGCTGAGATTGAAAGCTGGGTAGATCAATCACTTTATGAAATTGGTAGATGTTTATCTATGTACCAAAGGACTAGAGACGACATGTATTTAGATGAAGCTTTACTGGGCTCAGAGGCCGCCCATGCAATGCTCGACTCTCTTAGAAACAGAACTCCAAGACGTTCTTAGGATTTGTCGATAAATAGACATTTCTGCTAGAATTGTCTACGCCTCTCTTCCTCTCCCCGTAGATGGCATAAGAGCCTAGGTTTAACTACTTAGGCTCTTTTTTTTAAAATAGACTAGGCGTATATGGAACAATTAATCGACGAAGAAGACGAGTTCTATCCAGATGAACTTGAGGACGAAGAGCCTGAAATTGAAGAAGGCGAAGACGACGACGGGCTGGATGAACTCTCCAAGGAGTTTGTCAAAAATCTAGTAGACCGTTGCGTAGAATTTCAAACCGCTCTTGTAGGTCACGAACTTCACCCATATCAAATGCCTTTGGCTAGACGCATTATTGAGTCTGTAATTATTAACGATAGTGAAGAGATAACAGCTCTGGCAGCCCGTCAGTCAGGTAAGTCAGAGACTATTGCTAATACCATTGCAACTTTGATGGTTCTACTACCACGTTTAGCAAAGATGTACCCAGACCTTCTCGGTAAATTTAAAGATGGCATTATGATCGGTATGTTTGCTCCAGTTGAAGGTCAGGTAGAAACCCTATTTGGTCGTACCGTAAACCGCCTTACTAGCGAGCGAGCACTTGAAATCCTTGGTGACCCTGAGATTGATGACAGCGTAGGCAGAGTTGCGGGAGTAACCCGTCAAATTAAATTAAAGAATTCTGGCTCATCTCTAATGATGATGACAGCTAACCCTAGAGCTAAAATTGAATCTAAGTCCTTCCATCTTATTGTTATTGATGAGTGCCAAGAGGCAGATGACTTTGTAGTATCTAAATCTATTGCTCCTATGTTGGCTTACTACGCTGGAACTATGGTTAAAACAGGAACCCCAACAACACACAAAAATAACTTTTACAACAGCATTCAACTAAATAAACGCCGTCAGACTAGTAAGAGCAGGCGACAAAATCACTTTGAGTGGACTTGGCGTGACGTTATTAAAGTTAACGCTAACTATGAGAAGCACATCAAGCGTGAAAAGCTACGCGTTGGAGAAGACTCAGACGAGTTCCAAATGTCGTATAACTGCAAATGGTTGCTAGAAAGAGGAATGTTTGTAACCTCTACTGCAATGGATAAGCTAGGCGATACCTCTATGGAAATTGTTCGTGCTTGGCATAGAACCCCTGTAGTTGTAGGAATTGACCCAGCACGTAAGATTGACTCAACTGTAGTAACTGTGGTGTGGGTAGATTGGGACCGTCCAGATGAGTTCGGTTACTACGACCATAGAGTTCTTAATTGGTTGGAGCTTCAAGGAGATGACTGGGAAGACCAGTACTTCCAAATCACTAAGTTCCTTGAAAACTATAACGTTATGTATGTTGGGGTAGACGCTAATGGTGTGGGTGACGCAGTTGCCCAGCGCTTAAAGCTTCTTATCCCTAGAGCAGAAGTTATTGCTGTAGGCAGTAGTCAGCCTGAACAATCTAAACGTTGGAAGCACTTAAAGGCTCTTATTGACAGAGAGTTAATTAGCTGGCCTGCCCACGCTAAAACTAGAAAGCTTCGTAGTTATCGTCGTTTTAGGCAACAGTTAGAGGATTTGGAAACCAAGTTTACTGGGCCAAACTTTTTAGCCAAAGCCCCTGATGAGGCTCATGCCCACGACGACTATGCAGACTCTCTAGCCATAGCATGCTCTCTAACGCTAGAACTAACTATGCCTCAGATAGAAGTGTCGTCCTCTCCATTTTTCCGTTAAGACTTTAGGCTGACTGTAACGCCTTTCTGTAGCACACTTTTACTGAGGTCCTCAACCTAATATAGGAGTAAAACAATGGCAATTGCACCAGACCCAAAGTTCCCAGAAAAATCAGGAACTGTTTATGATCGTAAGGTATCTCCAGCAACTCCTGGCCAACGTGGCCCACTTCGTTTTGAAGAAGGTATTGCTACAGATACAGACGTCCCACAAGAGTTCACAAAGGGCGCTATGCAAGGTTACACACCTGCAGCAGGTCGTCCAAACCGTAACGTGAACGTATTTGAAAAGC